AGAAAATGCAGTCTTTGAAATGGAGAGTTGAAGCGTTACGGCAACAAGTTGATAAAGAAATTTTAGTTTATGTAATTAGCGATTTGAATGGGCAAATAGCCAATACAAGCGGACTGCTTTAAGGGGGGTAAAACGAAATGTGTAAATACAATAGTTGGGTCGACGTGATTATATTATTTGTATATCAGAGAGTTACCGAATATTAGAGGATGAACGGAGCGCAAAACGAAATGTTACAAACGTGTTACATTTGCGTTACATTCGATGAGCGTTTGAACGGTGTTTGAGTCGATAATGTTACATAGGAGGCTAAATGGGGCGATTTGGGACGTTTTAAGCCTGAGTGTGGGTACTTAATAGTGTAAGGAGTATTGACGGCGACAAAGGCGAAGCAAATAGCAGTGACAGGGTTGTTTTATGTGTAACTTGATGAGGTAGGCTATTTACAGCTTACCTTTAATTTTACGCCTTTAGTAAAATATTATATATTTAAAATATCGTATATAGTAACTATTTTGTATATTTGCAAACAAAAAAGATAACTATGACAAAGGTTATACACGTGCAATTATTGCAGGGACGGAAGAATTATTATTTTGGCTCAATTCCTGCTATATACAGCGTTCTGACAGCTGAAGAAATAGGTATAAAGCAAGTGTCTTTAGAGCGCGTGGGACTAAGTAAGGGTGGCGTAGTATTGAATAAGAAGGCTCATATTAGTGCTGGTGAACTTATACGCTCTAAAACTACAAAAAAAGAAAAAGGTTAGGCAGCTAAAACGCTGATTGAACGACACTTGAATGGTTTTCGACACGTATTTGAACGGTCGGAAGCAGTTTTTTCATTTTATAGGGTCTTTAAACGGGTGATTTTAGGGCAAAAAATGGGATTGTTTATTCGTTTGTTTATTCGTTTGTTTATTCATTGCAAAACGAAATGTAACGATTGTTTATTCATTTGTTTATTCACTTTTTAGTAGAATAGGGGTACATTCACCCCCCTAATAAGGACAAAAAAAAGCGGATTGATGCCGTTTTTTATCGTTTTACCCCCCCCTTTATTCTACAAAACAGGGGGTATAATACCACGTGACGAATAAAAATAATTTCGTAGAACGCCCTGTTTATCGGGCTTTTTAGCTATATTTGCGGTGTTAAATCATAAAAAAGTGTGCGCGCGGCGTACAGGAGGAGGGAAATATGGACAGAGATTATACCGTATCAAACGAACTGCGTGACAAACTTGATGAGGAAAATGCTCGTTTTGTGTTATCACGTGCAGATTTACTTGTGAACAGTACGCTGGAACAATTACGCAAATCTACCGATCGTGCCTATACCTTGTTTGGGTTGCTTATCACTGCGTTTTCCGGATTAACTGCTTTTGCATTATCTGCAAGTTCCATTTATTTACTTATTCCATCAATTATCTTATGTGTGGGGTTAGGATATGCTCTTTATATTCTTTTTATCAGAGCAATTTGGATACATCCATACAGAGATGCAGGCAATAGTCCTGAAAATCTTTTGAGTGAGAGGAATGTGGCCTATCTATACCGGAAGCATAACAATAATGGAACAAATGCAAATAAGGAATATCTGATAAATACCATCTATGACAGTATTGAGGATGCTGCATACGCTATTCGTGTTAATGACCAGCAACTGGAAGAACGCTCCGCAACAATAGCCAAAGTGATGAGGGCGTTGAGGGCAGCAATAATTATTGCCACCCTCAGTGCCTTAGTGGGTATGGTTTGTAAATTTCTTATCTGAGGAGTTGGTCATTCTGACATCTCTCCTTTTTGTCTTTTCCCACTGTTCCTGTTCTTTCTTTTCTTCTTCTGTCATAATTGTGGTGTTTAAGTGAATATTAAAGTTTGGAATGAAGTTTACGCGTCAATCTCCCAATCCTTGTAGCCTTTTGCACGCAGTTCTTCTAAACGTTTTGTATAGGCTGTGATATCATGAACCAGCGGAACCATTCTGTACTTATCATATAGCTGTTGTTTCTCATCATCTGTGAGTATGATTGGGTTGTCAGGATGTAACTTGTTCCAATAGTTCTCCACGAAGAACACTGCATTGCAGCGTATTCTGGTGTATTCTTTTATGAACTCTTCAAGTTCGGTCTTTTCTGGGTCAAACATACTATTATAGAGTTTTTACATAAATCTGCTTATGTTTCCGAGCACCTCGAAGATGCGGAGGATGCGGGAGTTGTCGTACTCCTGCTCGTCGTAGTTCTCCTCGTTGATGGGAATATAACGCATTCTGTTCGGGTCCTTGGACTTGCGAAGTATCTTGACGGTGCGAATAGTATCGAGGACAACGGCATAGATTTCGCCGTATTGCACATCCTCAAGTCGGCATTCCTTAAGCGCAATAATATCCCCATGGTTGATTTTAGGTTCCATTGAATGGCCCGTGATGTTCACCCAGGTGACCCCCGGCTTGTTAAATGGCTTGAAGTCGATGTTGTATTCAGGGGTGACAGTCTGATCATTAAATGTAAGGTCAAAGCCTCCAAGGAAGTCCACATCATAGTATGGTGCACCTTTACTGGGAGTGTATGAGACGGAGGGTTCATAACGAATTGCCTCCGTTATAGAATTTTCTTCTTGTTTATGGGGGTAAATCGCCTTATTTTCCTTATCTTTATGGTCGGGAATTGCGTCTTCAGCTACACAGTACGATTGGTTACTACCTTTCGTTTTGAGCATAGGACCATGACCAGTGAGAAGCCAATCAATAGATATTTGTTCACATTTTGAAAACACAAGCGGAATATCAATTGAATTTCGGCTTTTCCAATTAGATAACGTAGCCTTACTTATGCCAAGCAACTCCGCAAGTGCATTATCAGAAGAGAGATTTAATCCTTTTTTAAGCCTCTCTATAGCATCTTTTGAAGAAATTGTTTTCATTTTGTGAATTTTATCATCAAATAATTTGGAAGTTTTCAAATTGTATATTATCTTTGCAGTGTGTTAAGTTTATTAACAGCGCACAAAGATACGAAAAAGGGGCGTGATTTACAAATTTAGAAGATTAAAGATTATGAAGAAGGAAGTGATTATAGTTAGAGCGAATGATGCAACGGTAGCTAAGTTGTATGAGCTTGTAAAACATATCAATGATGCAACCAGCATCAGAGCTTATCAGAGTGTGGATAATGAGTGTGTGGTGTTTCCTAATGACGAGGATGATAAAAGCTTTGTTGAGAGTCTTCTTACAGAGAGAGGATTTGAGTTTAGAGTAGAGGGGGCTTTGGATTAAGGTTTTACTTTTTAGGGAGACCTATAAAGATCTATGTAATCCTATGTGGTAAATAAGATTGAGGATAACAAAAGGCGGCTACGTCCGAATGGTAGCGGGCACGGAATTAAAAGCGTTGGAGCAACTGGGGTTCGATTCCCCTCCGCCTACAAAAATAAATATTAATAAGAAATGGATTATGGAAAAACAAATCTATGTAAGTAAGAAAGGTAAGGCTCACTTGTGTGAAGTCTTTAACTGCACCACAGTGATGGTATGGAAGGCTCTGAACTTCAAAAGTGACAGCGAACTTGCAAGGAAGATTCGCTTCACAGCACTAACACAGCTGAATGGAACTCCTAATTGGAAGCAAGCTAATGTTGAAACTACTCATGAGGAGGTGGAAAAGACCATGACGCAGCGTTATGGAGAGCGTGTAAAATTAGTGTATGACCGCAATGATGGCAGCACGAGTATTCTTGTTGATGGTAAAGTTACTCGCAAGGAACAAGACTTGAGTATCCCTGCCTTCATGAAGTTGCAGAGTGAAGTTGAAATAATGGCTATGAGCCTTTAAAGCCTTAACGGGATGGAATATTACAATAAAATGCTGTGCGTTACACGTGAGGAACTCTGCATGGGAACAGACCCGGTTATGAAGCAAGGAACCTTCAATACCAATCTGTACCGCGGACATCTCGTCTCCGTGAACAACGGTGGCGGAGAGGGGAATTACACACTCTACGCATGGAGTTCCATTCCTCAGAAATACAAGGCTCGGTATATGGAACGATACGGTGATCCAGAGCAACGAATGAAGGAAGCGATGATGCGTAACCGCATCAAGCTTGATAGCGAGGCGCGTGAATGGTACGAGGCTTTCACATACGAAAAGAACGGCAAGCAGGAACATCTTACAGAGAAGCTCATTGAAGAGTACACCATTAATGCGAGTGTTCTGAAAGAACTGTTAAAGATGATGGCACAGCGTAGAGCTATTCGTCAGAGTCTGAATGGCAGTATGGGTGGAGCTTGGGAGGTAATCTATCAGAGTTCTGAAACTATGCGCAAAGAGTATCAGCACACCCTTCCACAAAATGAAGCACGACTGAAAGCAAAGATTAAGGCTTTCAAGGCAGATGGCTACAAGAGTCTTATCAGCGGCAAGGTGGGCAATAAGAACACTATAAAGATTACGCCTGAGTTCGGACAGCTACTCATCGCACTGAAGCGTTGCAGGGTTCCTGTCTACACCGATGCGCAGCTCTTTGAAGAGGCAAACCGCCAGGCAGAAGCAAACGGCTGGAAACCACTGAAAAGCCTTAGCGGTATGAAGCGATGGTTGAATAGTGCTGCGATTGAGCCACTATGGTATGATGCTGTATATGGTGAGCAGGCTGCACGACAGAAGTTCGGACGTAAGCACCGCACGGCCTTGCCCGTGAAGCGCGATGCCTTGTGGTATGGCGACGGCACGAAGCTCAACCTGTATTACAGGGACGAGGATGGTAAGGTGCGGACCACGCAGGTCTATGTGGTCATTGATGCGATGAGCGAGGTCATGCTTGGCTGGCACATCAGCGACAGCGAGGACTACGAGGCGCAATATCTCGCTTACCGTATGGCAATTCAGACAAGCAAGCACAAGCCTTACGAGATTGTTCATGACAACCAGGGCGGACATAAGAAACTGGATGCCGACGGACTGTTTAAGAAGCTTTGCCACGTGCACCGCACCACGCAGCCTTATAACGGCGAATCAAAGACCATTGAGGCGGTGTTCGGTCGGTTCCAACAACAGGTGCTGCATAAGGATTGGCGTTTCACTGGTCAGAACATTACGGCAAAGAAGATGTCGAGCCGTCCGAACCTTGAATTTATTGAGGAAAACAAAGACTCACTCTATACGCTTGAGGAACTGAAAGATGCTTACGCAAAGGCTACTAAGGAGTGGAACGAGATGGCACACCCTGCATACGGCAAGAGTAGACAGGAAGCCTACGACAGCAGCGTGAATGAGGAAACGCAGCAGGTTACGGCACACGATATGGTGGATATGTTCTGGGTAACGGCTAAGCGTATGAGCACCTTCACCGACCAGGGTATCAGTGTTACGATTAAGAAGCAGAAGCGACAATACGAGGTAATGAGCCAGCCGGGCGTACCAGACCACGAGTGGCGAAGACAGCACACTTACGAGCGGTTCGTTGTTAAGTATGATCCTTACGACTTCGGAAGTATCCGACTCTATAAGAAGGAAGCTGACGGCAGTCTGCGGTTTGAACGAGTAGCAGAACCATACGTTGTGATTCATCGTGCCATACAAGATCAGACAGAAGGCGAAGCAGCATTCATCAGACAGCAGCAGGCTGCGAATACTACCGACCGTATTGAGCGCACCGTTGCAGGACGTGAGATTGAAAAGGCTCACGGTGTAATGCCAGAGCAGCACGGCTTACGCAGTCCAAAGCCTAAGGGAATGACAGCAGCCGAGCGCAGACAGATAGAGCGTCGTACAGGCATCTATAGCAAGTCGCCTGAAGAGTATAAGATAGGAAGAAAGACGAAGCAAGTAAGCCTTGAAGACTGGGCGGAGGTTGAGACAACTGTGGTTGATATGGCTTCGGTAGCAGGAAAGCTATAAAGAAGCCAATGATAAGTCATTCACTTACGCATCAAAAGTGGTCCACTTACGCATTAAAAGTGATAAGGTTACAACTCAGAAGAGACAATTTAATTTTATATACGATATGAAACTAACAAAGAACGAAAAAGGACAGATACAGGAGTGTTTAAGACAATACGTCGGTAAGTACCCAAGTCAGAACAAGGCAGCACAGAGCCTCACAGGAACAAGTAGCGCAACTGTGAGCAGCATTCTGCAGGGCAAGTGGGAAAACATTAGCGACGATATGTGGCGCAACCTCGCATCGCAGTTAGGCACCACGGCAGGAACAGACTGGCAGGTGGTGGAAACGAAAGCCTATCAGGAAATGGTATTCGCTATGAACGATGCTCAGACGGTTAAGAACGTTACGTGGGTAGTTGGTGAAGCAGGATGTGGAAAGACAACTACTGCTAAGCTATATGCAAGTGAGTATGGCGAGGTGTTTTATATTCTCTGTTCAGAAGATATGAAGAAGAGCGATTTTATTCGCGAGATAGCACGCCGAATCGGTCAGCGTACAGAAGGTTACAGCATTAGAGAGCTGCTCGACAGAATCATTGATGACCTCATTCAGATGCAGGCACCGCTGCTGCTTTTCGACGAGGCGGATAAGTTGCCAGAGCGTGTGTTTCACTACTTCATCGACTTGTATAATCGTCTGGAGGATAAATGTGGTATCGTCTTCTTCTCAACAAGCTACATCAAGCGTCGTATGACAATGGGACTGCGATACAATAAGTGTGGATATAACGAGATACACTCACGTATCGGTCGCAAATTCTTCGAGCTGGAGCGGACTGGTGCCCACGATGTCTATGCGGTTTGTATGGCAAATGGCGTAACAGATAAAGCACGCATATCAGAAGTGGTGAGAGATTCGGAAGAATACGAGTTCGACCTACGACGTGTAAAGAAGAGCATTCATAGAGTGAAGTTAATGGCTGCTCAAACACCAACAAATCAGCGTTTGAACAGCAATAAAACAGTAGAATAATGAACAGAGCAATGTCAGTAACCGATATGCTACGTATGAAGAAAGAAACCTATCCATTTGAAGGAGAATGGGCAGATGCCTTCGGAGCACCAGAGCGAGGTGGTGTTTGGTTCATCTGGGGGCGAAGCGGAAGCGGTAAGACCAGCTTTACGATGAAGCTCTGCAAAGAGTTAGCAAAGTACGGAAAGGTTGCCTACAACTCCTTAGAGGAAGGTTTCTCTCTGACAATGAAGAATGCGCTTATGAAAGCAGGTATGCAAGACGTTGCACGGCGGTTTATCCTCATCAGTGAGAGTATGGAAGACCTTGATGCACGTCTCAAGAAACGCAAAAGCCCCGACATAGTGGTCATTGACAGCTTTCAATATACACAGATGAGCTTTAAGGAGTATCAGGAATTCAAGGCTCGACATCGTGATAAGCTGCTCATCTTCATCAGCCAGGCAAAAGGCAACAGGCCCTCGGGGCGTCCGGCAGAGAGTGTTATGTTTGATGCAGCACTGAAGATATGGGTGGAAGGTTACAGAGCTATCAGTAAAGGACGCTACTTTGGTAATCTTGGTTATTACACGATATGGGAGGAAAGAGCAAAGGCATATTGGGGTGAATGAAAAGTAAATAATATTCAATTGAGATAATATGAAAAGAACAGCAAACAATGGCAGTTTCAAGAAAGGGAATGTGCCGTACAATAAGGGAACAAACATATCCTCACGAAAGCATCATACACGGAAAGGCGTGCAGGGGTTCTTGAAGCGGGCGGTACTGATGATAGCGCAGGACGGAAGTGTCGTCCGAGAGTTTGAGAGCGTGGCTGAATGTCAGAAATATTTGGGATTAAAAGACCGCCATTCCATATCATACGCCATAAAAAAACAGCAGCTGTGCGCTGGACATAAATTGTTGTATGAAGATGACTGGTCTCCTTTGGGAGATTACAGGTGGCGGCCGACAATAGGAAGGAATATTGACGGCTCCCTGAAAAAAGGACACCCTTGGTCTTCACTTTATAATTCAAGAATGAGCGAGGAAATGAAACAGAAAAGGCAAAAGGCATCGAGCGAGCAAAGCAAGCGTATGGCAGACGACCCGAACAGCAAATGGGGAAAAGGCGTTCAGAAGCCTATCTTATGCATAACTACCGGTATCAGGTATGATTCCATCAAGCAAGCTTCCAGCCAGTTGAATATTCCTGCGAACTATATCAGTGCGGCCATATTGAGGTTTGGAACGACAAAAGGCTTGAAATTTAGAAACATTTAAAGTGTTTAATGGTATGGCAAGTAAGCGGGACAACCTGCTCTATCGGTTACGGAAGAAAGGCGTGAGAGTGATAACACGTGAGCGCACAATCTTTTTCCCATACGATGGAGAACCATTCAAGACAATACTGGCGAAACGCCTGTGCAAGGAATTTCACTTCCACGTACAATTAGAAATACAATAGGATATGAGTAGAGAAAAAAGAATTATGGAAATAACGCCAGGGCGAATGAGTCCAGGTGGACGAATGAGAGAGTGTTTCGAAAGCCGAGGGCATAGTTGCCCATACTGTCAAGGCAACGGATACCACTGGCAAGAGGACGAGTATCAGGAGCCATATAAAAAGCCCTGCACCGTGTGCAAAGGAAGCGGACAGCTTAATGCCGTGGTAACGGTTGAATGGAAACCTTCAAACAACACATAATTATGGAAAGATTGCTATCACGTTCAACTACACCAACCGACAAGCCTGAATGGCTGGTAAAGCTACAACACGCCACAAATCAGGCATTCTCTTCGCGAGGTGTTGAAGATACTCCAGAAGAGTGGCAACAGCTGAAGGACTTTGTTGATTGGTTCATATCTAAATTATATATGCGCAGAGATATTAAAATAAGAAGCAATATTAGCACCCGCATAGTGAAAAAAGATGGACAGACAGAGCTGCACATTAAGCGAAATGGAAAGACAATTCAAATATTTTACATTCAAAAAACAATAGAAGATTATGATTACAATTTTAGACGAAATTAAACGCAGATTGCAAGTATGGCACGAACAGCGTGCTAACCGTATAGAAGCTAAACGACAGGCACAGCTCGATGTGGAAGCCAGCGAAGCCGTGCAAGTAATGGAATTTAACGGCGAGCTATACATCAGCGTAGATGGCAGACCACTATTCAATATAGATATCTTTAGGGATAGCGTGGCGGAGGTTGTAGCATGCGGGCGACGAGCTTACAAAGACTGGAAGGAGGAAAAACTATGGGAGCAGAGCGAAACTACTCGAGGTTTTATATCTTGCTGAAAAAAATGCCTGGAGCAGATAAGAATACACTGGTGTATAAGTATACAAATGGCAGAACAACGCATATACACGAAACCACACAGCAAGAGTACAATTCGATGTGCAACGATATGGAACGTGTAGCAGGATACGACGAACGAAGACGGCAGCAGCATGATATTCTACGCAAAGCACGTAGCGGAGTACTTCACCAGCTGCAGATATACGGAATAGACACAACAGACTGGAACCGTGTAGATGCCTTCTGTAAAGATCCACGCATAGCAGGCAAGCAATTTAGAAAACTAACAACAGACGAACTCAACAGCTTAAACACAAAATTAAGAATAATCATCAGAAAGAAAAAAGACAATGGAAACAACAGTGAACATTAAAGACATGAGTAAGGAAGAGCGAGCACAGCTGCTCGCCGAGTTGCAGAACGAAGAAAAGCAGAATCGCATTGAACGCCGTGAGACCTACGAAGGGTTACGTGCTGCGATGATGCACGATGTGTGGCAACACTTAACAAGTATCGTTACAGACGTGCGTGGGTTCCACAACTGGTTACAAGGCGAAGTAGAGAGCTTCGTAAGTGTTATGCGCGATTATGGACAGGTACGAAGCCACGACCAACGTAGCTACACAATTACAGATGGCGACTTTCGATTGGAGATAGCAAGCAACAAGGTAAAAGGCTTTGACGAACGCGCCGACCTTGCTGCCGAACGGCTCATTGACTATCTCAAACGTTATATGAAGCAGAGCGAGAAGGGTGCCGATGATCCGATGTATCAGATGGCAATGACACTACTGGAACGCAATAAGGCTGGCGACCTCGACTACAAGAGTATCTCTAAGCTGTATGAGTTGGAGGATAAGTTCGATGAAGAATACTCAGAGATTATGACACTATTCAAGGAGTCGAATGTAGTACAGAAGAATGCCGTGAATTACTACTTCTACAAGAAGAATTCAAAGACAAATGTTTGGGAACGTGTAGAACCAAGCTTCTGTAGAATGTAAACCAACGAAAGAGTAAATACAAGCAATAAACGCTCATTTTTGTGTACGAACACACAAATGGGCGTTTTTTCATTCCTTTATAGCGACAAAAACGTGTAATTGCTTGCAAATAAAGAGATTCTTTGTTAAATTTGCACATAATGAAGAAAGGAAGAAACAAAATACTCATAGAGTTGCGCGACGAAGCCTTGTGTAGGCGCTACTATTATTGGACGGAGGAACGACGCCTCCGTTTCGATGATGCGCTTACAATTCTTTCAAAGCAAGAGTTCTTTATCTCTGAAGAGCGTATCATGAACATTATTCGTCGCAAGTGTCGTGAAATAAAAGACATTCAGCTGCGTCCTGTTCCTAAAGTAAGAATGCCACGACTAACAGCACGGCAACTGGAGCTTTTCCAAAAGTAAAAGGAATCTTTTTCCACTTTTACCTTTCTGCTGCACTGTCATCGTGCAACTCAAACTGAAATACATACTCATATACTTTAATCATTCCAGGCAGAGAATAGCTTCTGCTCTTTGTTCTATATAATGTCCCCATATTGTCGCAATGAGTAGTGTCTTGTAATGTAGTATATAGGCGGTTTGCCAAGCGCAAACGCTCTGCAACCTTTTCTGTTGTGCCTGAGCCAATGTGCGTGTCATTGTAACAGTCTATAGCAAGCCGTGCGGTAAACGTTACTATTCCTTTCTGAGCACCTAAACCTATGTCCTCCCAGTCCGCTTCCATATTACCTATGAGAGCACAAGGGAAAGTAACAGGGTAAGTGTCTTCAACTGTCTCCAACTGTCCGTAATCTTCGTCTACAAGCGAAAGTTCTGGCATCTCACGATTGATGAGATTGAGTATTGAAGTAATAATTTCTTCCATCATATACCTAATATTTTACTTAGTTCTTTTTCTATTTTATCGTTAATGCTTTTTCTTAGTTCGGCACTTTCTCCGAGGAACTGACGCTTTGGAATCTTCACCGTGAGCTTAGACTTCTTGGTCAGAGCTAATGCTTTCCATCGTTCTGCATCTGGATTACTTAGCATAGAGCCTTTTTTTCCTTTCTTCTTTCCAGAAGATTTATAAAACATAGCCCATGCAAAACGTCTCATCTCTGGTGTAACTGTAGGATTCACAGTCCCCCCTTCGTTGTGTATGGCAGCATAAGGCACTTCGTTAGCTACCTTTACACGATAATCAGATGGGGTATATTTCATTGAGCTAAACAAATGATTACGTCCAGAAAGCAATGGACCGTATTGTGCAGCTGCTGATGATGTACCAGACAGTTGTCGCTTACTCTTAGGCCACTGCTGTAAACCATTATTCACAAAACCACCTTTACGGAAATTCTCTTGGAAATGGTCCTTTGCCATACGTCCAATCTTTACAGGCAGCTGCCGTCTCATGAGTTGGTCTATTTCCTTTCTTTGGCTTTTTATGAGCTCTATGTAATCTTTTATATCCATTTGCTTGTTTTATTCGATGATTAGTTGTATATTTGCAGCGGTTCTGGTCGAAGGTATCGTCCCCGACCGGAACCTCCTACAATGTCAGGCTTTTCGCCTGACATTTTTATTTATAGATTATCAGCTTATTTTTCCAATGTACCATAATGGTTCTTTCTTTTTTACTTCTTGACAGATAGTTGGTTATAGTGTTGTGAATCGTTGTTCTTGCAACAGAAGATGGTATTTCCAGAATAATATTATCAGCTTGCTTCTTGGCTTTCTTAATATGATTCTCAATAGCGTTCTTTTGTTGTTTAATGGTTGCACTACGGTTCATACTTAGCATACTCTTTCCATCAAATAGTTTTCCGCCAATTAAAAAGTCAGGGTTTTTACCTTCAAAAACATCTAAAGGTAACAGTTTAGCACGAAGATCCTTCTGCGTTGGATTCATAGGATCAAGCCGTGGCAGAAGATAAACCTTAGTCTTGAGCTTATCAGAAACAATTTTTGCCAATCGCTCATTCTCTTCCACTTCATTCTTACCATGATAAGGACTTACAAACACCTGTCCTTTATAAGCGTCTTTATAAGTTTCTACTTTAGGAGGCTTCACATCGACAGCGTCTACTTTATTCAATTTAGAATCAATATACGGGCAATGATAGCAGTCTTTTACTCTATCCCTAAATAAACTCTTTAGTTTGTCTTTTATCTTAGGATTATAGAACGGACAATCGTTACACGAAGCAGGGAAATACGGGTGATCGTCAGAGAACGTCTCGCCTGTTATTCCAGGGTTACCTTTCAATCCTGCTTGCGGTTCAGAGTGTACGTCATCAGTAGGCACAGCCGTAACCGCCTCGTCAGTACTCGTCAGGCTGCACTTACAGTTCCATCGGTCGCCCGGGCGGTGCTTGTTCCAGAATTTGTCATCTATCGGGCGTATCGTACCCCAGTACTTCCGATGGTCTTCCCCTGGGTGCAGGCTCGTTGATGGCATCCACTTGAGGTTAGGCAGCACGTCCTGTTCACGGCGGAACTGCTGCCAATCTGCTGCCTGATGCGCCCTTAGTACGGCTGTATCGTATTCTGTCCGTAGCCATGCGCCACACTGATGCGAGGCTATCGGTAGAACGTCCTTCAACCACTGATTGAACGGCTTTAAATCACCATTCACGTCCAGTAACCTTGCAGCCATATCGTTCTGCGCACGATGCACCTTGAAGGCAGAGAACACCGCGTTGCTGTGTATTAGTTGTTGTTTGAAGTTTTTATCACGTTCAGCAGAAGGAAATGCCTTGTAAGTAGCTTGATTAAATACATTACGTACAGCCTTATATAGATAAGGCTCAACGTCCGTCTTTACATTGAACCTCTTTTTATAGATATTAGCAAGTGCTTTTCGTAAAACATCCTCACCCAATAGTATACCTGTGGAAGGAATATCGTCGGCATCAAAGTAGGTACGATTGACTACCAGTCTAAATGAGCCCCTCTCTTCGGGGCTTTGACGAAAAAAGAGTGCAGGCGGTTTTTGAATTTTGAGGATTGACCTTTGTCTTTTGATACCTGCACAATGCCGTCAGGGTCTTCTTTCTCAGTCTGTTGCTTTAGTTTCTCCTCACGTGCATTTTTCTCTTCCACCTGTTGTTGCTTCTGCTGGTCATAGTTCTTAGGCTTTTCAACACCAAACTTCTCATAGAGGTAATCATCATCAATAGGAAGAGAGAAAGTTGTGTGTAGCTGCGTAAGCACACTCATCTCAGTATTTGGATCAACGTCTTTTTTTTCAGGGAAGCAGAACTTACCACCAGTAGTATTGATACCCATGTGTGAGAAAATGTCGGTCATATCATAGTTCAAGACATTGAGCACATATTCACGGTCAGCTTTAGCAACACTTTCCTCTACCTTCTTATGTACTGTACCCAAAGCCTGCGTACCCTTTTCTGATGATTCCGTTGTTAGTGTGTTACCCAAAACAAGCTTTGAAATCTCGCTATTACAGCGTTCTACCAATCGCTCATAGACATCAGCCGAACCAGTCTTATTGCCAGCCTCACGCAGTTGTAGTTCCGTATCCTTACCATGAATAAACGTGGCAAGCGAACCTATAGAGTTTGCATCATTCAAAGCTCTTGCACGTGCTTCCTCATCGTCGGTCTCATAGATATATTCTTGAATGGGCATACCGAAGACTTCTGAGAATTGTGCCCAGTCGGCAGTTGTATTGCGTTTATAAATGACCCATGGAGCAGCCTTTGCAAGTAGTCCAAGATCGCTACTTCTACCAATAAAGAGTAAGTCGGCAAACTCTTCCCAAGGTGTACCAAGCAAATCGGTCTGGCGGGTAAGAATGAGCTTGCGTACAGGCTCCACATGCTTACGTGGCACAAGGTCATAATCTATCCATTCTCCGTTCTTATAGAACTGAAGTAAAGAAAAGCCCCAGAAGCGTGCATCAAGAATATCTGCCACGCAGCGATAGAACCAGGGAGACAGAATCTGTTCATTAATAGCATCATCAGGCTTACCGTTGCGTTGGAATTCGATACTTGAGCATAGCACGGCATTCTTTCTTTTTTCTATGACACTTGAAAGATGCGTATCAAGCAATATGTCCGTATAAAGGTCGTATAGCCTAGAACGTTGCGAATAATCAACGTTCTCTGCAGCCTTAATAGCTGTCATAAAGTCGGCAGTATCAATATTGAATCGTTTGGGCTGCGTAATTCTTACAATAGCAGGCTGTCTCTGTCCTGGGCGTGGAATATTCCCACTGACAGTAATTCGTGTATTCTTCTTGCTCATGATTATAATCTATTTACTCGTTTCGTATTACTTTTGAACATCAACGAAGCTTTAGCAGCTCTTACGTCTTCTGGCAGTAGCGGTGCTCCATCAATGGATATATCTTCCTTCGCTACAGCCTTCATCCACTCTACGGCTCTCTCGTATCGATCTTTACGCACTTGTGAAAGCTTCATGGGATTATGAATGCAGAAGATGTGATAGACAGCTATATCAATGGTCATCATCAAGATGAGTTGATTGCGTGCTTCGCCTGAAGCTGAGAAAATGACATTGCAGTCGTAACGCTTAGATAGGTAGCCTCGCATTTCAGCAATAGCCCTATCCTCACATATCTCAACGAGTGACTCATCGTCTCTAACAAGTGCATCAAGTATCTCTCGGTGTACACTTGCATCATAGTCCTTTATGTCAATAAACTGGCTCATATTCTATATTTGTTTTTGTTTCTTACGCTTTTGCGTGATTGTGTAAGAGGACGATCTACACGCTGTGCTGTCTGGTCAATCTTTCTGTTTCCACCCTCCACAGCATCAGGTCCATCGGCTGGGTATTTTAGTGAGAGCGTAAACAACTTGAACTGATCCTCTAATTCCTTCATGTGAGGGTTTTCCTGCTCTGCTTCGTTAAGAATCAAGTTCCCTTCACGATTCATTGGTTCAAGATTAGCCTCTATACGAGTTGCTTTATCCGTCTTCTTCTCCTCGTCCCCTTGGATATAGAGTGTTATGTTACGCTCTTTGCGAACCTTACGCACAAGCGGACGAAACACTTGCTGAAAGAATGGATCTTGAAGTTTATTATTCTCCATCCAGCAATAGACATTGGTGCGCCCAGCTACATATTCAAGTAACTGCACGTACCAGTCGATAAACTCTGCATTGAGAGCTTGTGCAAGACGAGCCTTTATAACGTAGAGCTTACCATCCTTTTTTCCCAACAGCATTACAGCCTTGAAAGACTTACCTTTCTTTCCTCGACTCTCTCCTGGTGCAGGGTCGCCATAGATAATAAGGAACTTGAACTTAGACAGTGGTGGTACCTTACCATAAACAACCTGCTTGAATATCTCACCTTCCGAAATAGGGTTGTTGAAATACTCATGCTGCTGTGAAAGTGTGGAAATCTTAGATAGCGTTCGGTCTATATGTTCCTCAGTATTCTTTTCAGGCCAGGTGCTCTTACCATTCTTATCACGGATATTAATAATATCCCAATGGTCTGCTTTTTCTCCAGCACGTGTGACACAGCAATCCTTTGCGATGATGTTCCCGCAGAAGACAATCAGGGTAGGTTCTGATGTTGAGCGTGTCGGATAGAGAGCTTGCTCCCACCACTCCCAACGTTTCTGTATAGTGTCAGGGTTCTTGGTATCCTCGTCAGTATCAAAATCGTCTACAAGTAGTACATCTGGACGAACGGCCTCATTACGTGAACCACGGGGCGACTGCCCTGCACCAATGGCACGAAAAGCCACACCGCCCTTTGTTATAAACTCATCTTCCGTCCATGCACCGATGGTCTGCTGTTTGCCATAATAAGCTATGATACGTCCATTTGCTTCAAGATTACCTCTGTAAGGGTCAAGTAATCGAATCGCATTATCCTTACTATTAGAGGTGAGAATAACATTTCTCTTCTTGCCAGTTAAGGTGAGGTACATGACAACAAACATTGTAATGGTAGACTTTGCCAGCTCACGGGACCATGACAGAACTTCATACCATTCCTCATGTGCTATCATACGTCGGATAGCTCGCTTTTGGAAGTCTGCAAACTCATACTTAGCGTAGTTTGGAAAGAAATATTCAATCCATTCTATGGGGCGTGCCTCAAGATAGATACGATGCTTTTCTCGATCAGCCACACTCATTTCCTTGTCTACAGGAGTTGAGCGCATAATATCTTGGCGATATTTCTCCCAGTCAAGGAGTGCATGTTTGTCGGTTTGTTTCATATCTATAGAAGTGATTTAATGAATGCGTCAGAGAGTTGCGTAATTTCTTTTGCTTTCTCAAGGTCTATGGGACGTAAGAACTCGATAAACTTTGTCTGCACGCTGATAACATCAGCTATACCAATATCAGTCTCCATCTTACGAATTGCAGCAGAGAGTTTTCCCAGAATGTCTGCCTCTGTACTATTGGCAAAACGTTCTCCTTCTGGCTTCTCAGCAATTTTACCGTTTATCTCAGCCACCTGGCGATATAGGTTAGACACTTGTTCCTCGCGTGTCAGGGTAAGTCCGACCTTCTGCTTCTCCCATTTTCCGTCAGCTATCCACCTATTCACTGTCACACGAGCAACACCCACACGGTCAGCAATCTCCTGCTGTGTGAGGTTCTCTTTGAGATAGAGCGTCTTTGCCCATTCTTTTTTTTGTGTATTGCTTAAATCCTTAGTCATTTGTACCTAGATTATAGTGCAAAGGTGGGGCGATTTCATGATGTTTGCAAATCGTGTCCGCATGATGCGACTTTATAACGTAATGAGTTATTTATAAGGTTTGTATGATAAAATGGCAGTTTGCAAAGTCGGAGAAAATCTTTCACCTTTGCATCAAAATCCGCAATGTGTGAAAGTGAAATAATAAAGAAAATGAAATCAAAAACATTCTTTAATATCATACCAGGTGAGGAAACCTGTTGCATTCTCCTTTATGGAGACATCGGGGATAGTTACGGTACTGTCACCAGCAGTCAGATTACCCGTGAACTGATGTCTGCAGAGGTAACCTATAAGAATATAGATGTTCGTATTAATAGTATTGGTGGCGAGGTCTATACGGGCATTGCTATCTTCAACGCTTTGAAAGCGAGTAAGGCGAACATAACAATCTATGTTGATGGCATAGCTGCATCCATGGCAAGTGCTATAGCCTTATGCGGGAAGCCTCTCTATATGAGTCGATATGCCCGTTTAATGTTGCACAGCGTCAGTGGTGGTTGCTATGGCAACACCAAGGACATGAAAGATATGATTTCACAGATGGAAAGCCTTGAGGATACGCTCTGTGATATGTATGCAAGCAAATTGGGTCAGGATAAAGAGACCATCAAGGCAAACTACTTTGATGGAACAGACCACTGGCTTACAGCAGAACAGGCAAAGGAACTCGGTTTTATTGATGGTATATATGATGCCGACCCTGTTCCTGAGGAAAGTACACCCGAACAGATTTACACAATATTCAATAATAGGCTCAACGAGTCACAAAACATTTTAGACATGAATTTAGAAGAATTGAAGAAACGTCCGCAGTTCAAGGACTGTGCGACAGATGTGGAGGTATTGGCACGTCTGGATCAGTTAGAAGCAAAGGCTGGTAAGGTTAAGAGTCTTGAGGAAGAGAATACGTCGCTTAAAGCACAGGTCAAGACTTTTGAAGAGGCTACCGAGAAAGAGGCTGCTGCAAACCGTAAGACGCTACTTGATGCAGCAGAACAGGACGGACGTATCAATGCTGATACACGCTCTGTCTATGAGAACCTACTGAAGGAACACCCTGAGGATGGCAAGAAAGTGCTTGCATCATTGCCTACAAAAAAAATGGTCAAGGATACCTTGCCTAGTGGTCAACCACTTGAGGAAAGTCCATGGGAAAAGCGTCAGCGTGAAATAAGAGATAAATTCCACGGAAAGTTATAAGCAACTATGAGAGTAATAACTAAATAAAATAGAACAATGCCAATAACAATTAAAAACACCAATTACAATGGTGAGGTGCTGGAGCAGCTCCTAACTGTAGCAACAACGAGTAATGAGATTGTTGAGAAAGGTCTCATACATGTTATTCCAAACGTTGCTAAGAAAATCTCCATTCCACGACTTCGCACCAATAAGATGCTGCAAAGGCAGAAAGAAGATCCACAGGTGAGTGACAGCAAGGGAGGATTCGATTACTCTGAGAAGGCACTTGAGCCTGTAGATTTCATGGCTTTCACTGTATTCAACCCACGCACATTCGAGAGTGTCTGGCGTCCTTTCCAACCGAAGGGTGACCTTGTGTTTGCAGAGCTTCCTCCAAACGTCCAGAATCAGCTTCTTGATGCTCTCTCAAAGCAAGTTCAGTTTGAGCTCGGTACCCACTATGTGAATGGTGAGAAAGGAAGTGATGATGATCACCTGTTCAATGGTATCTTGACTCAGGCAGCTAAGGATACAGACATTATCATAGCAAAGTCTGATTCGACTAAGATGACAGAGCGTCTTGCAGCGATTCGCAAGGTAATTCCTGTTGCAATTCGTGAGAATCCAAATCTGCGTATCCTAATGAGCGTAAACGATTTCGACAAGTACGACGAAGAACTTACTTCTCGGGAGTACAAAAATCGTGACGAAACGACACGCAACATCAAGCGATACAAGGATATTCAGATTGAAACTCTTGCGGCTTGGCCTGACGATCTCATCGTAGCTACATTGTGTAGTCCTGATGCGATGACATCTAACTTGTTTGCTGCAGTTAATCTACAAGATGATGAGCATGTCATCAAGATTGACAGAGTGAGCAACATGAGTGAGCTCTATTTCTTCAAGATGTTGATGAAGGCTGATACTAATATCGCATTTGGAGAAGAGTTCGTTGTTCTTGACAAGCGTACTTCTCCGAAGTTCCTTGCTCACGGATAAAAAACATTGTATAATTATTAAAAATCAGCAAAATGGAAAAGACAATTAAGCAAGAAGGGAACGAGGTAAAAAAGGTTACTATAAAGGTGACAGAAGATTTCCTTGATAAGTTTGACACCTCTGTTCGCTATGAGGTAGGAACAGTGTTAGAGTTCGAAGAGGAGCGTGCAAAGGACGTTGTCAATCGAGGTTTGGCAGAATTTATTGAACCTACTCTTCCCCAAGGTTAATGAGTAATCCAATGAAGTACCTTGTAATCCACTGCACTGCCACGCCCGAGAGCCGTGAGGTAAGCTCTGCGGAGATACGTCACTGGCACACCGACCCTGTAAGTAAGGGTGGACGTGGCTGGAAGCAGGTGGGTTACACGGATATGGTTCACCTGGACGGACGCGTGGAACGATTGGTGGATAACAACGAGGATGCGCAGGTTGACCCATGGGAGGTTACCAACGGTGCAGCAGGATATAACAGCGTGAGTCGGCACATAGTGTATGTGGGTGGCTGCGACAAAGCAGGGAAGCCTAAGGACACGCGTACCGAAGCACAGCGTGAGACGTTGAAACGCTATGTGCAGGACTTTCACCGCCGTTTCCCACAGATACGCATTGTTGGGCATCATGAATTGAACCCTGGTAAAGCCTGCCCAAGTTTCGATGTTCCAGCGTGGCTCCATGAAATTGGTATCAGACAGATTTAATCATCAAAACAGAAGACAATGGCAGAGACTATACTCCAAATCCTACAATGGGCAATCCCTTCGGGTGGCATTGGTGCTGCCATTGCATGGATAGCCAATCGTAAGGCTGCGTCGGCAAAGACGGCGAAAGCTGTTCATGACACTTATAAAACGATGTATGAAGATATATCACAACTATTAGTTGAAAATCAGAAAAAGAATGAAAAAACAATCAATTCGTTGCAAGAAGAGCTTGACAAAGCGCGGACAGAAAGCGCACGTATCAAGCGGTCGCTCGACCGTCTTTCTAGGGCAATTGAGGCTATTCAACACTGTCCTCATCGTATTAACTGTCCTATTAGCAATGAGCTGTCGCTCGACGAAGAAGCTGATACAGGTAAGCCACAGCGAACGAAGCACCGAACTACTCGACAGCGAGGTGGTGAACATCAGCACACTGCAGATGCAGCCCGTGAAGGTGCCGATGTCAGCAGTGAGCCTGACACTCAATCTGGACACACTTCGTCTGCTGCCTCTCGGAGCGAGCTACACAGCACGACAGGGACAGGCAAGCCTGAAAGTAAGTCGTAAGCCACAAGCCAAAACATCAAAAGCAGGTGGGATAAACGAAGCTGTTGAACCAGGCGAAATCATCATTGAAGCCAATTGCGACTCGCTCGAACTCGTTGCCATGCAGCTGTCAAAGACGGTCAGTGTTCTCAAAAAGCGTCTTGCCCGTGAACAGCACCGTAGCCAATCGCAGCTGAAAGAGCAGAAAGAGACGACATCATTCAGCAGCGTTCAAGTGGTGTTCAAATGGTTTTTAATAGGCATTCTAATTGGCCTTGTATTATTGAAAATAAAAACAATCATTTCATTTATAAAACGAAGAATATGAGCAAAAACAAATTTATCTATGGCATTGCAGCCGTGAAGTTCAAGGAGAAAACTATAGGCTATATAGAGAAAGGTAGTTGGGACTGGGGCGGCTCGAAGCCTGAAAGTACCGATATCGAAGCCGAGCAAGTGCCCGACGCACCTGTGCTGACCTTGCTCCAGAAGAATGGTCAGGTCAGTCCGACTTTCAACCTTATTCAGTTGGATTATGAGAATCTACAGGCTGTTCTTGGAGGTGATCTTGTTAAGACAGGCGCTTCTGGTTCCGAGAAGATTACAGGATGGAAAGCACCTACAACGCTTGTTGAGATGCGTGGACCTTGGGAGATTGCTTTTGTTAGCGGTCAGACCATGAAGATTCCTAATGGAACCGTATTGGCTAACCTCGGTGGTAAGCTGACGCTGACCGAAGTTTCGAAATTGGAATGCCAGCTGAAGGTGAACAAACCTGAAGATGGCAGTGCTCCTTACGAAATCAACGACACTTTGAGTGCAGGTTAATGGACGAGAAGTTAATCTACCAGATACAAAGAGAGGGAGCGGAAGCCTTGCTTGATGCGGGTGTTTCCCTCCCTCTTAAGGATATACACCTCCCTTTCATGAAGACGCCTCTACGCTTAAGGCTGACTATGAAGCGACCAACAATGGAACGACAGATACAGATAGCACAGACTTTTCTTTCAATGGAAACCACACTGAAAGAGTTTACCTCTTTAGACTATAATGGACAGATGGTATTTCTGACTAAACATGGCAAAAAACTCAGTCGGATTATTGCCTTAACTATGGGACATTGGTGGTTGCCAATAAGCGTGATTTCATGGTTTGTCCGCCGATTCATGAAGTGGGAGTATCAGAAGAATGCCTTTGAACGATTTGTTACCCTTATGGGTACACAGTCTTTTATACCTATTATCAGATCAGTGGAACTGACGAATCCGATGAAGCTGCGTCTGAGCCAACGAAAGAAGGGGAGTTAAAGAGTCACTGGGAAGGCTCCCATAGCCCCTTCGGATTTATCTGGCAGATTGCCAGTGCTACAGGGTGGAGTGTAGAATACATATTAAAAGGTGTGAACTATCAGACACTCATCATGATGTTAAGCGATGCTCCACGCTACATTGATAGCAAAGAAAATAAAACAGAAAAGACCGAAGAGGAGGAAGCCGAGGATATTGTAGGTTTTTTCCAAAGTAATTTAAAACAATAAGACGAATGAAGCCTGTAGAGATAGAATTCCTTATGCGTGATAACCTCACGGCAGGACTTGACAAAAGCAAGATGAGTGTTGAGCAGCTCTTAGGAGCAGCTCGGCGCGCATCACTCGTTATTAATGCGAAGATTAACGACCAGCGTAAGGTGATTGACGATGTCAATACTGACCTTGATCGTATGCAGCGTAAGTTGCAGACAATGAAACCAGGGGCAGGACAACAAGAACTGCTTACAGAAATCAGTGCTTGCAAGAAAGTACTTGCCGAAGAGATGGGTGTGCTTGATGGGTTGGAAAAAGAATATCAGCAGGCACGGCAAGGCGTCAGTCAGTTGGAACAGGAATACAAGAAAATATCTATCTCAGGAGAGCAAGCAGCAGCTGCCAGTAAATCGCTCACCGAAAAGATAACTGAGCAGAAGAGCGTCATCAAGCAGGTGGAGGCTGACGTGAAGGCTCTACAGAAAGCTTATGAGTCCGCAGCACCTGGCAAAGCACAAAATGAAGTAGCAGCCGATTTGAATGCAGCCAAACAAGCCTTAGAAGAAGAGAAAGGTATTCTTAATAGTCTTACCGAAGCTCAAGAACGTAACAAGGAAAGCAATCAACGATTGTCCCGCCAGCTACGTGAATTGCAAAACGACATGGCACGTATGCGTCTGAACGGCGAGCAGAATACCGAAGAGTACCAGAAGATGGCACAAAAGGCTGCTGAGCTCTCCGACACCTTAGGTGACCTTCGTGCACAGACTAGTATCCTCGCTAATGACGATGCGAATCTGCAGGGCTTTATCTCAGGAGTAAATGGATTATCTGGTGCGTTCACTTCTGCTACAGGTGTAATGTCGTTATTTGCTTCAGAGAATGAAAACCTAATGAAGGTACAGGCACGCGTACAAAGTGTCATGGCTATCACTATGGGCTTACAGCAGGTGTTTAATGCTCTTAATAAGGATAGTGCCTTCCGCCTTGTAACACTTACAAAAGCAAAGGAATTTCTTACAGCTGCTAATTATCGGCTTGCAACATCGCTTGGTATATCTAATGCTGCAGCAACTGCACTTATGGCTACTCTTACACTTGGGTTATCTGTCGTTATTACAGGTGTAATTGTAGCCTGGAATAAACTTTCAGATGCTCAGGAAGAAGCTGCAAAGAAAGCCCAGGAACGTGTAGAAATTGAATCTCAAGGCAGAGCAGAAATGATAAAGACCCGCTTTGAAATTGATACTACACGTGAGAGTCTCAAGAACTTTAGTGGAACAAAGGCAGAGGAGAAGCAGAAATGCGAGGAAATGAACCGTAAATATGGGGAAGCCTTCGGATATTATGACTCTGTAGCAAAGTGGTATGATGTTCTGACACAAAAAGCAGAACAATATATACAGATGCTCTTTCTTCAAGCTAAGGCACAAGCTCTGGTGAATAAGGCCGTCGAGGCTGATGATAAACTTAATAAACACAAATCTTTATCGCCAGACGAGGCAGACTCCTCTATGGGTTGGTTTAAAAAGGGTTTATTGCATTTTGGTTCTGCAATCTCTAATGGTGCTATAAATTCTCGTGAAATTATAAAAAGTAGTAATAAGGCTGCTTACGATAAGATGACTAAAGAGCTATCCTCTGAGAGAGATAAACTCTTGAAGGAAGCCGCTACTCTTGAGAAGCAGGCTGCAAATATTGGTAAAGAATATCATATTGGCGGACATGCTGCACCTTCAAAAGTAAAAAAAGAAAAAAAGAAGAAGAAAAAAAACGAAGCAAATAAAGCTGAGCAACTTGCTAAGGAGCTTCTTGCATTACAAAGGAAAAACCGTCAAGAAGAAATAGATCTTCTTAAAGAGAGTTCTGATAAGAAACGAAAACAAATAAAAGAGAATTACGAGAATGAACTTGCTGATTTGAAAGTACAGGAGAATAAATGGCGTAAGGCACAAAAGGGTAAACTGACTAAAGAACAGGAAGGAGCACTTACAGAGGCACGTAACCTTGCTGCTAAGAAGAAACAACATGATGAAGATGAAGTAAACAAGGAGGAAGAAAAGAAGCATTTGGAACAGAAGAGAAATGAGGTGCAGGCTATGAGTGAGTATCTCAAGACTTATGGATCTTTTCAGCAGCAGAAGCTTGCTATTGCTGAAGAATATGCTCAGCAGATAGCTGCTATTGATGTCTCTGAAGTGAGTGAAGCCACCAAACGATGGCAGAAAGCTAAACTTCTAAAAGAACGACAAGAGCGTGAAGCAAGTATGTCGTTCGAGGAAATTAGCCGTGGTATTGATTGGAACGCACTCTTCAGTGGCGTTGGCAATCTGGCCAAGGAGATGATGCAACCGATGATGGAGCAGCTTCGCTCCTATATAGAGACAGATGATTACAAGAACGCATCAGCCGACACACAGCAGAAGGTAACCGAACTGATTCAGCAGATGCGCCAGTATATCGGTACTGACCAGAGTACGACATGGCAGAAGCTTGACGAAGCCATCAAGCGATTTGCCGATAGCGTGGCTGTATACGACAGAGCTAAGAAAGATGAAGCTGCTGCCGTTGCTGCCGTAGAAGTAGGAAAGGTAAGACTCCGTGAAGGGAGAATCAATAAAGAACAGTATGACGCTTTAGAAGCACGTGCCGAAGAGCTGGGGAGGGCAACAGTGCAAGCACGCGAGAATATGGACTCCTTCGGCAAAGCGTTAAATAGGACATCTGAAGAAGTTGCTAACTTTACGTCTGGATTAACAACGGCTCTCAATAACGCTAAGGCATGGCAGGGTGTAGATGGATACGGAGGCGTACAGCAGTCAGTAGGACAGATTGATGCACTCAAAGGTACGCTCGACTCTATTCTCCCAACTATGGGCGATGGTATAGCAAAGAGTGTTGGTAGTGCTGTGTCTGGTGCAATGGGCAATGCGTTGTCCTCTCTTGGTGGCACGATGTCGAGTATTATGTCAAGTGGTTTAGGAAGTATGGTTGGCATTATTGCACAAATACCCAGAATGATACTTGACCTTGCTAATAGTATCAAAAGCTTTGTTACTGGCATTCTGAACTCACTGACAGAGTTGGTATCTCTTCGTTGGATAGATGATCTTGTAAATAGCATCTTAGAAGCTATAGGTAATCTTATCAATGCTATATTTGACTTACCAGAAAACCTCTTCCATGTATTAGAATCAATAATAGTAAAAGGTATTGGTGGACTGTTGGATACTGTTGTTGGACGTATCGGTAACGTACTTTCCTTCGGGCTGCTTAGTCATAAGGGACCTAGTCAGTGGTTTACTAATAGTAACGAGGAGGAAGTGGCAAAATCAATTGATCGCCTGACAAAACGTAACGAACTCCTGGAGCAGGCAATTGAGGACCTAACGGACGAGATGAAGACCTCCCGCGGTGCTTCGGCTATTCGCATATCACGAGATGCAGAGAAGTTACAGAAAGAGACTAACGATAATTACAAACGTATTGCACAGGAACAGGCAGGCTATCACTCGGCACACCATAGTTTCAACGCCTACTGGAAAGGGTTTAGTCAGGAGCAAATAAATCGTTTCAGCTCTCAAATAGGCAGAAAATGGGACGGCAACTTGTGGAATCTCACTCCCGAAGAGATGAAGATGTTACGTTCTAATGTTGATATGTGGAAACAGTTGCAGGATACTGGCAAAGGCGGATACGGTGGTCGCGTAGCTGATAAGCTTAATGACTACATCGCACAAGCCGGCAAGTTGAAAGAAATAACAGATGCTCTCTATGAGAACCTGACTATAACAACGAGGCAGAATGTCTTTGACGACTTTCTCAGTTCACTTTATGCCCTCGCTAGTGGATCGAAAGATGTCTTTAAGGATATAGAAGAGAACTGGCAGACGATGGTAAACAAGATGGCTGTGAACAACCTCGTGGGTGCTAAGTTTCAAAAGAACCTAGAGAAATGGTACGAAAGTCTTGCAAAACTTAATGAGGAGCGTGTTGATGGAAAGATAACTGATGCTGAATTCCGCAAGCGCCTCGATGCGCTGAAAGAACAATACGAAAGTTATGTCAATAGTGCGAAGAATGACATAGAACAGTTACGTAATGAAGGTATTATTAAGGAGACAGACAAAGGAACAACTCAACAAGGCAAGAGTGGTGCCTTCACGGCAATGAGTCAAGATCAGGCAACAAAGCTCGAGGGACTGTTTGTCAGTGGGCAGATGCATTGGGCAAGCATTGACGATCGTGTGGAAGATGTTGCTAAACGTATGAGTGCAGCGCAGGAGCATCTCCGCAAGATTGAAGAGAACACAGGCAATAGTGCTGCCTCACTGAAGGAGATAGGTGCTGATGTAAAGAAGATGATAAGGGACGGAGTAAAAGTTAGATAAGTATGACGAAGATATTAGACGGACAGGTGCTTATCAATGGCACAGATATATATAAGGAGTATGGCGTATTTCTCACGGAGGAGAAGAAAGGTGGACGAGACAATCTCAATGCTATCCTGACACCAAGCAAGGCAAAGGACTACGTAGGTGTAGATATTCGTGAGCGCAATGGAAAGAAGTATTCCAAGCGTCTTACGCCTGCTAATGCTGAACGCGACGTAACGCTACACTTCGCACAGTATGCACCTACACGTCAGCAGTGGCTTGAGAAGTATATGTCTTTTATCCGTTTCCTGAAGACGGGTAACGATGGCTGGCTGACAATAACATTCACGGCACTGAACCTTTCGATAAAAGTGTTCTATCTTGACAGCAGTACCTATCGCTCGCTGACGTATCTATGGACCGAGGGCGTACAGGCAAGCAGCTACAAGGTGAAGTTCCGCGAACCAGAACCAATTATATAGTATTTAAACACCATTTAAACGATATAAAAATGCTTCTAACACTATTTGATAGCAATGGACAAGTAAAGGCTACGTTCGCACCGAACGACAGCAGCACACAAGATAAGGAAATACAAGGCGACAATCTGCTGAAACTCTCCTTTACCTTATATGAGTGTATCACCATCGACGTGAACGACTATCTCGACTATGATGGTGAACGCTACTGGGCTACGGAGAAGTACACGCCAGCGCAGAAGAGCACTATAGAATGGGAATACTCTTTTCAGCTACGTGGCATAGAGAGTCTGATAACTCGCTTCTTAGTATTGAACAATACCGATGGAGAGAACGAAGCTGTGTTCGCTCTAACAGCACGCCCTATTGACCACATGCGCCTTATTGTGAAGAATATCAATGCAGGTATGGACGGACTGCAGAACTTCAAGGTGGGTATTGTTGAAGGTACAGATAACGTGGTAATAGACTATACTGGTAAATATTGCCAGGAGGCACTGAAGGAACTTGCCGACGCTGTACATACAGAATGGTGGTTTGACGGTCAGACACTAAACCTCTGTAGGTGTGAGCATGGCGAAGAGGTTACGCTGGGTTACGACAATGGTCTTACATCGCTCGACAGAGATTTAGCCGATAATGTGAAGTTCTACACTCGGTTGTTCCCGATAGGTAGCTCACGCAATATAGACCCTGAAAAGTATCACCACTCCCGACTGATGCTGCCAGGTGGCGCAAAGTATGTTGATGTGAATGTAGAGAAGTACGGCATTATTCACCATTACGAGCAGGCTGCCTTCTCTAATATCTACCCACGTCGCACGGGTACTATCAGCGAAGTGCGACACGAAGAAGTAAAGGATAAGGACGGCAAGCCCTTCACCATCTACTACTTTAAAGATAAGGACCTGCCGTTCAATCCGAACGACTATGAGATAGGCGGACTTGTAAAGCGTGTGTCGTTTCAGGAGGGTAGCGAGCTAGCTGGACTTGGTACAGACACGGAGCATTACTTTGAAGTGAACTATCATACCGATACGAAAGAGTTCGAGATAATAACGATATGGCCCTACAACGATGGTACGCAACTGCCAGGTGGTACGCTCGTGCCAAAGGTTGGCGATAAGTATATTCTTTGGAACCTACGTATGCCTGACGAATATTACGGCATAGCAGAACAAGAGTTCCTGGCAGCTGTTGAGAAGTACAATAAGGAGCACGCATTGGACGTGTCGCGCTATAAAGCACCAACAGACCATGTATGGATAGAAGATACAAGTACAGAACTCTTCATTGGTAGACGTGTAAGGCTGGAAAGCAACGAATACTTCCCAGATACGGGCTATCGTAAGAGTCGTATTACAGCCATCAGCCGACAGGTAAATCTGCCAAACAAGATGGACCTTGAGATAAGCGATGCCCTATCAACGGGAACCATGCAGAAGGTGGAAGATAACATTAAGGACGTAAAGAACTACACAGGTGCGCTGGTGGGTGCGCTTAACGTTCCAGACATTATACAGAGTGGCGATACCACGAAGCCTGCCGACACGAATATCTATAGTGCACGCCGTTCACACAAGGAGTTCCTAAGCAAGAAGGAAGAAGACGTGGTGCAACAGCTCATCACCTTCCTCAAAGGTATAGGAATAGGACTTAACAACGAACACGGCATAGATAAAGACGGTGTGGCAAGGCTTTCTAAGCTGCTTATTGGCGAGTTTGTGAAAGACTCATCGGGCGCTGCCATCTATGCCGATGACGAAGGTAACTACCACGTGGAGGGCGATTACGTCCACGTGCGCAAGAAGCTAACGGCAGAAGAGGTGGAGATTATGCAAACCTCACACATAAAGGGTAAGGTGGTGAACTCGGCGGGTGGCTTCATTATCTCGGATATAGAAAGAATAGGATATGCCTGGCGTTGTTACTTTCGTCAGCAAGATGCCGAAGGACGCAGAGTGTACAACTCGATGCGTGTAAACGACCTTGCGCTTTGCGAAACGTTTAATCTCATTGATAGTAATGGCAAGACGGCTAACCGTTACTGGCATCGCAGGGTTGTTGCTACAGGCACAAACTACGTTGATATAGCAGACAACACGTATGCTGACAATTACGCCAGTGGCAGCGATGCACCACAGGTTGGCGACGAGGTTGTACAACTTGGCAACACTACAGATAAGGATAGGCAAAGTGCCATAATACAGTCGGCAGCTGGCACAGGCTCGCCTTACTTTAAGATTATTCGTGGCATAGATTCGTTTACATTGCCACAACCAATATTCCTCTTCGATAGTGAGCGCTTCGAAATACGTGTAGAAAATCCACAACGTAAGGGCGAATACGTTAGCTTGCAAGACTATCTGCAGTCTATGCAGGGCAGAATACAGGCTGTGCAGGATCAGGCGGATAAGCAGCTGGTTATTTGGTTTGGCGATAAGGTGCCAAAGCTCACTAACGAGCCTGCCAATGATTGGACGGACGATGCGACGCGAAAGATGCACTTGCATGATATCTATTACAACAGGAGCTACGCTCAGACGGGGGGCGGTAGGGCTTACTCGTTCGAAAATGGTGTATTCGGTATATACTATTGGAAAGAAATTACGGATGCTGACGTGCTGAAGTCGCTCGAGGCTGCACAGCGGGCGCAGGATACGGCAGATGGCAAGCGCCGAGTTTTCGTAG